ACCGCGCACTCGGCCACGCCATGCTCGACAACTACGCCGACTTCGACGAGGCACGGAACGAGAAGTGGGACGTGGTGGCGATCGAGGGCGAGGGCATCGAGACGCTCGCCAAGAAGCGCCCGAAGGGGTACGGTCCTCAGACGGAGGTTCTGCTGTCCGACTCGGGCAGGTTCCACGTCCCGATCCTCAACCCGGCGACGCGCCTCCCGATGGTCACGAAGGACGGCAAGGTCCGCTACCTCACGGCCCGGCTCGACTTGCTCGTGAACAGGCCACGTCCGCACACCGGGCTCTGGATCGTCGACCACAAGACGACGAGCTCCTCTCCCAACGATCGAGGCATCGACTTCGAGGACCAGATCACGGGGTACTGCTACGTGGTGTGGCGCCTCACCGGGATGATCCCGAAAGGGGTCGTCTTCAACTACCTCGTGAAGAAGGCTCCGAAGGAACCGAGGATGACCCAGAACGGGCTGTCGACCGCCAAGGATCAGGCGTGCCTTCCGAGCGCCTACAGGCAGGCGCTGATCGACGAAGGGCACATGGTGAAAGGTAGGGTGCCCGACTCGAAGTACGCCGCCTGCTACGAGGCGCTGCTGTCGAAGGGGTGGGACCCGTTCTTCAGGCGCCTCGAGGTGCGCCGCAACGAGGCCGAGATTCTGAACTTCGAGGCCCGCTTGTACGAGGAGGCAGAAGACATGGCCTTCGTGCTCGAGCACCCGGAAAAGCAGTACCCGAATCTCAGCGCGTGGTCGTGCCCGTCGTGCTCCGTCAACCGAATCTGCCAAGCGATGGAAGACGGGTCGGACGTTGAGTCGGTGATCGAGGGCGGCTTCATGGACTCCGGCGATCGCAAGGCGGCAGCGTGATCTACGCCGCCGGGGTGATCGTCGGGGGCCTCCTTCTGGGCCTCCTCCTTATACGCCTCGACGCTAAACCTGTGTCACCACTTCTCAATTTTACCCACCCAAAAACAACCCAAGGAGATACTCATGGCAGACGCCAAGAGCGGAATCAGCATCAAGTTCAAGCAGGACAAGGAAACGAAGAACACCATCCGGTTCGCTGAGCAGGTCGAAGGTGACAACGAGCCGGTCATCGGCACCCTGTACCTGAAGAAGGAGCAGGCGCTCGAGCTGGGCGAGTCGATCGAGGTCAAGGTGACCGCGGCATGAAGATCACACGACCAGACGAAAAGCGATACGCCAAGGCGCTGATATTCGGGCCGTCAGGGCAGGGCAAGACCCACCTGCTCGGCACGGCGCAGGACGACCCACGAACCGACCCGATGCTGCTGCTCGACTTCGAGGGCGGAGCGGAGACGCTTGCCGGCCTGAAGATCGACGTGGCGAGGATCAAGTCGTGGGACGACTACAACGTGTGCTTCGACGCGCTCAGCAGCGGCAAGCACTGGACCTTGCCCGGGTCGTCTCTGAAGGAGGGCGAGCGGTACAAGTCTCTCGGTATCGACTCAATCAGCGAGACCCATCTGTTTGCCCTGCTTCACATCCTCGACGAGGAAGGTCAGTCGAGGCGGGACCCCGAATTGCTCGAGCAGCGTGACTACGGCAAGGCGTCGGTACAGATGCGGCGCCTGCTGCGCGAGTTCAGGGACCTGGACCTCCACGTGTTCTACACGGCGCACGCCAAGGAGGTCGAGGAGCGTGGCATCGGCAAGGTGAAGGTGCCGGCGATGGCGGGACAGATGGCCGAGGAGGTCGTCGGTCTGATGTCCGTGGTCGGCTACCTCGCAGTCGGTGAGGACGAGGAGGGGGACGTGTTCCGCGCTCTCATCCTCCAAAACACGCCCCAGTTCAGGACGAAGGTCAGGACCCCTTGGGGTGCTGAAGGTGTCCCGGACGAGATCGAGGATCCGAGCGTCACCAAGATCCTCGACGCCATCGGAGTCGACGGCAGCGCACCTGCGCCGATCGTCGAGGACGAGGTGGAGGAAGAGCAGGACGAACCTGAGCCCGAAGAGGGTGAGGAGGAGTACTACACGTGGGAGGAGTTGTCCCATGCGAAGAAGGCCGCTCTCGTCGGCATCGTCGAGGCGGAGGAGTTGAACATCGACACATCCCAGAAGGTCGCCGACCTTCGGGCAGAAATCGCTGAGGCGCTTGGCGTCGAAGCAGAACAGAAAGAAGGCTGAACATGGCCGGTGTAAGCATCAACTTTGCCGAGGTCGAGTCCTCGTCATTCGAGCCCCTTCCCGAGGGCAACTACGAGGTGGTCGTTGACCGCGTCGAGATCAGGGAGTCGAAGTCCAGTGAGCACTACTACCTCAACTGGGAACTCGAGGTCCAGGATGGTGAGTTCGAGAACCAGCGTCTGTGGATGATCACGTCGCTGTCCCCGAAGGCCATGTTCCGCCTGAAGGACGTCTTCGTGGCGCTCGGCGTGATCACGGGCGACGAGGAGGACTTCGAGCTCGAGTGGGACGAGCAGGTTGAGGTCACCCCGAAGGAGGGTCCGCTCCTGACCAATCCCGAGGTAGACGGGCTCGCCTGTATCGCCGTCGTCCAGAACGAGATGTATAACGGGAAGGAACAGAACCGAGTCAACGAGATCCTCTCGGTCGACGAGGTCGAGGACAAGCCCGCGAAGGCGTCCCGTGCGAAGAAGGGTTCGCCGGCGAAGGCAGCCCGGAAGAGGAAGCTCAGATGAGCTCGATCGTCCCCAACATCGACGCTGGTGAAAGGGCACCGGCACTTGCTCCCAAAAGGGAGCAGGTGTCGGAGCCCACATGGCGCACGCTCGAGGTCTTCGACGCCCCGGGTGGGCACGTGTCGGTCGCCTACCACTCAGACGAGGTGACTGCGCTGTGTCCGATCACGGGGCAGCCGGACTACTACACCGTGGTGATCGAACTCACCGAGGCACCTCGCCTCCTCGAGTCGAAGAGCCTGAAGTTGTACCTCGGGTCCTATCGCCAGCACGGAGGCTTCGCTGAGGCACTCGCCTCACAGATCGCGGACGATGTAGCAGCGGCGATTGACCACGTAGAGGTCACGGTGCGAGTCGTCCAGAAGCCCCGTGGTGGAATTGCGATCGACGCCCGCTCGCAGGCGCAGGTCGCTCGGGGAGGTGAATGATGGCGAAGTCAACGCTGATCGTCTCCAAGACGTTCGACTTCCACGCCGCCCACCACCTCCCGAACCATCAGGGGCAGTGCCGCAACGTTCACGGGCACACCTACCGCCTCGAGGTTCAGGTGATCGGCACCCCCAAGGACGTGACGGGAGACAGCGACGATGGCATGGTCGTTGACTTCGGTCTCGTGAAGGAGCTCTACAAGCATCATCTCGAGCCGTTCCTCGAGCATCGGGACCTCAACGATACCCTCGTGAAGACAGGGGCGGTCGAGGTCTCGACGTGCGAGGAGGTGAGCGTCTGGATCGCTCGGATGCTGAAGACGCTGCTCGACGAGCGTCTCACCGAGGACCAGCGGCGTCGCCACGTCAGGATCTACAAGGTCCTGCTGTGGGAGACGCCCACGTCCTATGCCGAGGTGATGGTGTGAAGCCCGCAGACAGGAAGCGGGGGCTGACGTGGCCCGTGGTCGAGATGTTCGGACCGACGATTCAGGGAGAGGGTGTCGACCAAGGCACCCTCTGCCACTTCGTCCGGTTCGGCGGGTGCGACTACAGGTGCTCGTGGTGCGACACGCCCCACGCCGTCCTGCCCGAGGAGGTGCGCCTCAACATGGTGAGGATGAACGCCGAGGAGATCGTCAACTCCTTAGCCGCACGCTCTGACGTTCCATGGGTCATCCTGTCCGGTGGCAACCCAGCGATGCTAAACCTCACGGAGCTCGTCGCTGAGCTACATCAGAAGGGGTGGCGTGTCGCCGTGGAGACCCAAGGGTCGAAGTGTCCCGGATGGCTCGCCCACGTCGATCGCCTCTGCCTGTCTCCCAAGCCCCCGTCGAGCGGAATGTTCGAGGGGTTCGGCAGCAAGCAGTGGCTCGAGGTCGAGGCGACGCTCGAGGAGGTCAAGAAGGCAGGCGCGGCAGGACTGCGCGAGCCCGACTGGTCGTTCCTCAAGCTGGTGATCTTCGACGAGGACGACCTGAGGTGGGCTGAGCGTGTCCACACCCTCCACCCGGAGTTCAAGTTGTACCTGTCGGCGGGGAACGACGCTGGGCGCACCGTTGGTGCTCCTGACCGGGTTGACAAGCGCACGCCGGACGAGGTGCGCCTCGGGCTGATTCACTCCTCGAGGTGGCTCGCTCAGGAGGTGTTCGCCTCCGACGTGTTCAGCGCTTCTGACAACGTAGTTATCCAGTCCCAGTACCACGTGGTGCTGTGGGGAAACGAGATGGGGAGATGACCTACACGGGAAAGCACGATTCCAAGCAGGAGAAGGCTGCGAAGGCAGCAAGGGTCGAGGTGAAGGAAGCGGTGAGCTGGATGCTCGAGCAGATCGACCCGACGGGCCCGAGGAGCGGGACGGACGACACGCCCTCGAGGGTGGCGAAGATGTGGGTGGACGAACTCTGCGCAGGCTACGCCATCGACCCGGCAAAGCTCCTCGAGAGAAAGTTCGATCGAGAAGGGTACGATGGCATGGTCGTCGTGAAGGACATCCCGGTGACCAGCGTCTGCGAGCACCACATGGTGCCCTTCACCGGATTCGCCCACGTCGGCTACATCCCGAGCGACCAGGTCGTCGGCCTCTCGAAACTCGCTCGAGTGGTCGACGCCTACGCCCGCCGTCTCCAGATTCAAGAACGGCTCACCGAGCAGGTGGTCAGCACGATCGAGGAGGCACTGAAGCCCCTCGGGGTCATCGTGGTGATCGAGGCGGAGCATTTCTGTATGACCATCCGGGGCGTTCAGAAGCCCGGGACCCGCACCTGTACGTCCGCTGTCCGCGGCGTATTCAACAGCAACCTCGAGGGCGAGAAGGAAGAGTTCTTCCGCCTAATCGGAAAGGCATAGATGGACAACAAAGCAGTGGTGCTTCACAGCGGTGGGCAGGACTCGACAACGTGCCTGGCGTACGCCGCTCAGGTGTACGGCGTCGGCAACGTGTTCCCGCTCCAGATCAACTACGGCCAGCGACACGCCATCGAGCTCGAGTGCGGAAAGAAAACCGCGATCGAACTCACGGGACGAGCGCCGGCCCAGTACGACCTCGAGGTGCTCCACGATCTCGGCGGGACTGCGCTGACAGACGAGCTCGTTGACGTGCCTGAGGGCGGTGTGGGCGCTGACGGAAACGTGTTCGCTGAGCAGAACGGATTGCCGGCGACATTCGTGCCCGGGCGTAACCTCCTGTTCCTGTCGATCGCAGCGGCCTACGCTGCCAAGATTGGATCCCGTGCGATCTACACCGGAGTGTGTCAGGCAGACGCCGCAGGCTACCCCGATTGCCGGCAGGGGTTCATCGACCACGCCGAGCAGGCGATCAACTCAGCGCTCGGGATCGAAGACATGGCGATCTTCGCCCCGCTGATGAACCTCTCGAAAGCGATGACCTGGCGCCTCGCTGAAGACATCGGAGTCCTCGAGACGATCAGGACCGAGACCCACACCTGCTACAACGGCAACCACGAGTTGCTTCACTCATGGGGCTACGGGTGCGGGACGTGCGGCGCTTGCCTCGAGCGGGCCAAGGGGTACGTGGAGTTCGAGAAGACGTGGCACGGGGTGGGCAAGTGAAGACGGCGCTCATACCTCCGGTACCGCTGCTCGACAAGTTCGGCAACGGTGACCTCCACCTGCTCCTGTCCCACCTCGTTGACGAGTTCCCAGCCTACCGCGAGCACTACACCAAGCGGCGGGAAGCAGGGGACTACCTGATCCTCGACAACAGCGCCCACGAGCACGGGCGAGGCAACCACCTCGAGGCACTGCTGAAGCAGGCGTCCCTCCTACGTGCTCAGGAGGTGGTCGTCCCGGACGTCCTCTTCGATCGGCGGGCGACTGTCACTTCGGCGCAGAACTCGATCTCGTGGCTGAAGACCCAGCACGGTCGGGACTGCTTCGAGCGGGCTGGACGACCGCGCCTGATGTACGTCCCGCAGGGTGAAGGACGCCACGAGTGGAGCACGTGCCTCATGCTGCTCATGGCGATCCATCATGGGGGCGACGTCCACCTCGACCTCGGGCCTCCGGTGATCGGCATCTCGAAGGACTACTACACCCTGAAGGGCGGGCTCGTCGGCATCATCGACGAGTACGTGGTCGAGTACTTCGAGCACGATCGAGCGGACGTCCACTGCCTCGGGTGGCCCACCGACCTCTGGCAGCTCGCCAAGGTGGCGAAGAAGCACCCGTGGGTGCGCAGCACGGACAGCGCCAAGCCGTTCGTCTACGCGGACGCGGACATCCTGCTCGAGCCCGGAGGGGACGTGCCCGCCTACCCGCGGCGAAAGCCCAACTACTTCAGCGAGGGGCTGTCCCATAACGGGATGCTGCTCGCTGAGCGGAACGTCGCCGTCTTCGAGGCGGCAGCGAACAACGAGCTGATCATCGCCGGACGATGATCACGGACCCCACCGAACCATGCCGCGACTGCCCGCTCGAGCACAAGTGCTCCGTGCCCCGGCGGGACGGGAGACAGTACAGCACGGCGGTGGTGTTCGAGCACCCGACCAACGAGGCCGACCTGAAGGGTGACTTTCTGGCCGGTCGTCGTGGGTCGGGTGCTGACTTGTTGCGGGTGACGGCGGAGGCAGTCGGGCTCGACCTCGAGGACGTCTACCTGACCTCGGCGACGAACTGCGCTCTCTCCTTCGACAAGAAGAACGAGTCGGTGCTGAAGAAGGCCATGCTCGCCTGCCGTGAGCGCCTCGTCTCAGAGTTGCGCTCTGTCGGAGTGACCAAGGTCCTATGCCTCGGGACGGTTGGGTACTCAGCCCTCGTGAGCGCCGAGCGCAACCTGCCCATCACCAAGGTCCGCGGCAGGTGGGTGAAGGCCTACGGCATGGACGTCCTAGCGACGTTCGGCCCGGGAATGGTCTCGACCGGTCCTGACTGGTTCCGCGACTTCGTCTTCGACCTCGAGAAGTTCGCCACCGAGGACGGTCGCGCACCGTGGCCCGAGGTCAACATCGAGCGGGTCGACTCACCGATCGAACTCGCTGGGCTCGTCACCGACCTGATCGAGGAGCAGGACGCCGTGTCCATGGACCTCGAGACAACTGGCCTCTCACCGATCGCGGACGAGGTGATCGCTCTGGGCATCGGCGTCACCGACGAGGCCGGCAACGGCACGACCTACGTCCTCGACGATCTCGCCCTGAAGAAAAAGACCGTCTGGAAGCAGGTCGCCCGCCTGCTCAACAGCACCCAGCTCGAGGTCGTGTTCCACAACTGTAAGTTCGACCTGAAGTTCCTCAGGGTCGCCTTCGAGGAGCGCGGCATCCCCTACGCCCCCGCGGCGGTTCAGGACACGATGCTCCTCCACTACGCCCTCGACGAGCGCCCCATGGGTCGCTACGCCTCGCACCGGCTCGAGACGCTCGCCCGCTGCCGCTTCGACGCGCCCGACTACTCGATCGACATTCCCAAGTTCCTGAAGGAGTGGAACTCGAAGGGGCTAAAGAAGGTGAGGCGGGACGAGATGCGCGAGGACCTGCGCACCTATCTGGCTCTCGACTGCTTCTACACCGCCCGCTTGTACCCGCTCCTCTACAACGAGGCGCTCGAGGAGGACGAGGCCCTGCTGGACCTCTTCGACGAGATCCTCATGCCTGCGGCGCTCGCCCTCGCGGATATCGAGCTCAGAGGGGTCGAGGTTGACACCGAGTTTTACGAGGCCGCCGAGATCGAACTCAACGCTCGAGCGGAAGAGATTCTTGGGCGTCTGCGCACCGCCTCAGGTGACCCCGACTTCAACCCCAACAGTCCCAAGCAAGTGAAGGCGCTTGTCTACGGCGAGGACGGCCTCAACCTCCCCTATGGTGAGGAGGCCATGAAGGCCTACAAAAAGAACCAGCACGACCAGTTGAACAGCGGGCAGCGGGCAGCAGATCGGCACAAGGCACCGACCTTCACCTCGAGGCGCGGCGTCCAGCGGGAGGGGCCCACGGCGAAGGCGGTGCTCAAAACGCTCGCCCGTGAGTTCCCAGATCACCACGCTGTGCTGGACGACATTGTCCAGTACCGGAACCTCGTGAAGAACACCGGCACCTACGTCCGCGGCATGCTCGATCGAGTAGACCCGGACGGCAGGATCCGCGGCAACTTCAACCCCCACGGAACGGCGACGGGGCGCTTGTCGTCTGACAACCCGAACCTCCAGAACATACCCGACGCGTCCCACACGGGAGTCGAGGTGCGGAACGGCTTCGTCGCCGGCGAGGGCAACGTCTTCATCGAGGCCGACTATTCCCAGCTCGAGTTGAGGGTGGCTGCGCTCATCGCTGAGGACCCGGTCTTTAAGCAGGTGTTCATCGACGACCGCGACGTCCACCAGGAGGTGACGTGGGCCCTGTTCGGGAAGACGAGAGAGGAGGCGACCAAGTACGAGCGCTACATGGCCAAGTGTATGAACTTCGGGGTGATGTACGCCCGGGGTGCGAGGTCTCTCGCTGAGGGGCCCGAGATGGACTACATCGCCGACTCTGGTGGCACGCCTTGGTCGGTCGAGGAGGTCACGGAATTCTTCGACAAGATGCTCCGCAACTGGGCGAGGTTCAACGAGTGGATGGGCGAGCAAAAAGAGTTCGCATATCGGGAGCAGTACGTCCAGGGCCCGTTCGGCAACAAGCGCCGGTTCGACTACATCCCACCGACCGACGGAGGGGCCGTGGGCCGGCAGGCAGTGAACACGCCGATCCAGGGCACGGCGTCCCACATCACCCTCTCGGCACTCGTGCGCATCCACCACCGCCTGCCCGGGGGTGCCTACATCGTGTCTACCGTCCACGACTCGATCCTGATCCAGACGCCGCGGGCGCTCGTCAACGAGGTGCTGGTGATCGTCAAGGAGGAGATGGAGGACAACGTGCCGCTGCCGAGCGACGTGCCCTTCAAGTCGGACGCCGACGTGGCGGAACGCTGGGGCGAGATGACCAAGTGGTCGTGGGACCCTGACAACCTGGTCCTGATTGCCGCCGACGACTGAGCGGTTGACACGCCCACCAGCAGCGCTATTATTCAAGCATCAACTCAATCAACCCCAAGGAGCACACCAGCATGGAAACCGCACTTCACATTCTCAACATTCTCGCCACGAAGGAAGTCATCCGCCACGAGTCACGGGAGTACGGCTCAATGGTCGTCACCCGAGGCGTCGTGACCTACACGCTCGACGAGGCGGAGGGCCTGATCATCGTGGTCAACGTCAACGAGGAAGCTGAGCTGGGCACCAACGAGCTGCGCTTCAACATCGAAGTCATGAAGACCGTCCAGGTCAACGAGGAGGGCGACGCCGTCTACGAGCGGACGCCGCTGCCGAATGTGGACGTGGACGTCACCGCCGACGACTCGGGCAAGATCCTGTCCATGAAGTCCAACAGCAGCACCTCGACGCTGACGAGCGAGAAGTACTTCAAGTACGCCGGCATCATGCTCGCCTTCGTCCACCACGTCGCCACCAACGGCATCGACGTTACCGACTGAGCCCCGCCGACGATCCCGCAGCACCTTAAAGGG